TTGCTTCGCGGGAATAAAGCAACTGGTGGCAGTGCTGTCGGTTCAAAAGAAGGCGGTAGTGCTGCCAAAGAAATGAATCGAACTGACTTTGATAGATTGTCACCTGATAAAAAGATGGCATTTATTAAGTCGGGCGGTAAAACCACAGACTAACTCGGAGATGCCTCATGGCTAACACATTAACAAACTTAACACCTGATTTATACGAAGCTCTAGACACGGTATCCCGTGAGCTAACAGGCTTGATTCCTGCTGTAACGCTAGATTCTGGCGTTGAACGTGCCGCTGTCGGTCAAACCGTCCGTAGCTTCGTTACTCCTGCCTCTACTGCCGCTGATATTACACCAGCACAGCAAGCGCCCAACACTGGCGATCAGACTATTGTCAATAAAACTATTACTATCTCTAAAGCTCGCGCTGTACCTGTTCGCTGGAATGGTGAAGAGCAACGCGGTGTTAATAGTGGTGCAGGTTATAGCCGCATCCTTCAAGATCAGTTTGCACAAGCAATGCGTACACTGACTAATGAAATGGAGGCAGATTTAGCTGGCTTATATGTTTCTACTTCACGCGCTTTTGGTACAGCGGGAACTACTCCTTTTGCCACTGCTGGTGACTTTTCAGACGCTTCTAATGCATTGAAGATTCTAAAAGATAACGGCGCCCCTTTATCTGATAACCAAATGGTAATTAATACTGCTGCTGGTGCGTCATTTTTAGGTAAGCAAGCACAGGTTAATATCGCTGGTAGTGATGTTATCCAGCGTCAAGGTATTCTATTGCCTATGCACGGTATGGATATTCGCGAATCAGCGCAGATTCTAACCCCTGCTGCTGGTACTGGCGCGAGTGCTACTACTGATAATGCTGGCTACTCTGTAGGTGATACAGTAATTACTTTGGCCTCTGCTGGTACTGGTGCTATCTTAGCTGGTGATGTTATTACGCTAGCTGGTGATACTAACAAATATGTTGTTGAGTCAGGCGATGCTGATGTGTCAGGCGGTGGTACCATTACACTAGCGGCTCCCGGTTTACGAGTCGCAATCGCGGCATCAACTACAGCAATTACAGTGGTTGCGGCGGCGGCACGTAACATGGTGTTTAACCGTTCAGCTATCGTACTTGCTACACGCGCACCTGCTGTACCTAGCGAGGGTGATGATGCAGTAGACTCTACTATGATTACCGATCCACGTAGTGGAATGACTTTTGAAGTTCGCTTGTATAAAGAATACCGTCAAGTTCATTATGAAATTTCTGCAGCTTGGGGATTTGAAGTAATGAAGGCAGAGCATACAGCTTTACTTTTGGGATAGGTATTTAGCCCCTTCGGGGGCTTTTTTTGGAGTTATTATAATGAAATGCGAAACAGTAAAAGTTGACCGTGACGGCGTTTGTGTTGTAGTCAACAAAGAAGATGCTAAGAATGAAAAGCTATGGTCAGAACCTAAGCAAAAGACAGAACCAAAGAAAAGCAAAAAATCCAAATAGGCTAATCCATGACTATAACGGTAGAAGATGGCACAGTAGTTTCGGGCGCTAATTCCTACGTAACGGTAGCAGAGCTAGAAGCCTACGCAGAGCTACGCGGTAATTCTATCACTCTCGATAAAGAGATAGTGCTAATTAAGGCTATGGACTGGATAGAAGCCCAATTATATAAAGGCGATAAATTACTATGCGATCAAGTCTTAGAGTGGCCTCGTGTAAATGTTATCCTTCGCCCTTGCTGTTATGTTGAAAGTAATGAAATTCCCACAGCGTTAAAGCAGTTTCAAATGTCGGTAGCGCTTGGTGTTAGCGAAGGGTTTGACCCTACAGTTTATCGTGAAAGAGCGTCATTAATGGAAGATGATTGTGCAGGCGGCAAGATCGAGTATATGACCGGATCACTAGATACTTACCAGCCAAACCCTAAAATGCACAGATTTAACGAACTATTACGACCAAAGAATAGATCATTGAGAATATGAGCTTCATCGACAGACGGCTAAGAAAGTGCGGCAAACCTATTAGCATACAGACTAGGGCTATACAGCCGCTTGCTGTGTCTAATGTCGATATGGGGCTTTCATTTAAAGAGAAATACGCCGTTGATGCGCTTATTTCAACTCCTCGCGGTAGTGTTTTATTTGATGGCGCGGGTACAGACCAGCCGATAACGCATATATTTACAATAAAATATAAAGATTGCATCACGGCAGAGGATTGGATAGTTTATGACTATCGACGATTTGATATTCTCGATGTGGAAAACTGCGCAGAATGCAATAAGGTACTTGTATTGAGATGCCAAGAAAAAGGCACTAAAGAAGCATCCAAAGCATGAGCATTGATAGCCGCATAGTAGGCGACTTCAAACTAAAAGAAATACAGATTAAAACTAGACGTGCTTTACGGCAAGGCATGTATAGGATAGGCAAAGATTTACAGAATACTTTAAAAAAAGATATTCTTAAGAAGCCTAAGAGTGGCAGAACGTACACATACAGAACTGCAGGCGGTAGAAGGCGAAAGCATATAGCCTCGGCTGCTGGCGAGACGGTAGCAAACAGAAGTGGTAATTATAGGCGTTCGGTTGGGTTTCAAATAGGGCATGATAAGCTAGAATTTGGGGCTGGTGCCGAATATGCTGGCTTTCTAGAAAACGGCACACATAGAATGGCTGCTAGGCCGAGCTTAAAGAACACAATTAAGGCAAAGTATAAAGATATGCGCGGTGATATAATGGCCGCATTACAGCGAGAATTTAGATGAAAGCTAGCGCAGTCATTACACAGCTTATTAACAGGCTTCCACAGCTTACGGACTTATTCACTACTGACTATACCGTTTCTAGTATTACCAGCTCTGGGTTAGCGGCTACAGTAACCACTACGACTAATCATGGTCTTACTTCTGGTTCATTCATTAATATAATTGGCGCTACTGCTGATATTGCCATAACGTCAATAACTCGATCCGGCAAAGTTTGCAGCGTTGTTACTAGTGCAGATCACGACCTTACGTTGAGCGATAACGATATTACACGCGGTAAAACGGTTACTATATCGGGTGCCACCGAATCAGAATTTAACGGGACATTCGTATTAACGCGAGTGCTTAACCGTAGAAACTTCACATTTACAAAAGCCGATGCTGGCGCAACGACTGCCACAGGTACGCCTATAGTTATTGATGGTGCTGGCGTGTTTGGTTATTCGGGGTTACAGTCAGTGGCATCTATTGTTAGCCCCACAGTATTTACTTACACATTACCCAAGGCTTTATATTCCCCTGCAGGTGGTAGTATTATTGCGCGTACTGATTACAGGGTAAGTGGGGCGGTAACTATTGAAAGGGCACTAGAAGCTTATACAGCACAAGAAATTAACGATCTATGGGCTTTCGTTGTTATTGATGATGTAACCGCATCAAAAAATAGACATATTAGAACGGATGCAACGGACACGCTAACAAGAACATCATATCTTAAACAAGATTTAGTTCAACCGTTCAGCGTTTACGTTATTGCGCCTGCTGTTGACGATATAACCGGACGTGTTCAGCGCGATCAAATGGAGGATATAGCGCCCATATTATTCAAATCATTAATAGGCAAGAAATTTGATAGCGGGTTGACCGGAGAGCAGGAGTATATAACTACTTTTGTAAGCCATGGGTTTCAAGGGTATAATGGCGCATATTATGTGCATGGTTTCAACTTTGAGAGTGTGGCAGTTCTTACCTTTGAGGACTCAATAGGTTATGATGATGACGTAGCATTTAGAGATATTGATGTCTCTATGCTCTTAGATTTCGGAACACAAGAAGACGTATTAACAACCAGTGTCGACTTGGATGAGGTAGAATTATGAATATTAAATTAAATCAGAGCTTTAAGGGTTTGCCAGTAGGTTCTGAGCTTTCCATTGATAGTGTCGGTGGGATCCCCGTTGATTCTTTTTGGCGAAAACGCTTAAGAGATTCTGTTATTGACAACTGTATTGAGATAGTCAAAAAGCAATACAAAAGTAAAAAAGTGGAGAGTAAATTATGACTATGGTATCTCAACCAGATGTTACCGTAAATATTATTGCGGCTAACACTACAGTAAGTAACACAGCACAAAAAGTCCTATTCGTAGGCCAAAAGGTAGCGGCTGGTACGGCTACCTCTGGCGATCTTAATGAGGCTATCCAAAATGACGGATCATGGGATACGCTTTTTGGCGCTAACTCACAACTCGCGGGGATGATTCGTACAGCTCGTGACTTAAACAAGGTGACTAAGTTTGACGCTATCGCCTTAGATGATGCGGCTGGTACTCCAGCTAGTGGTAGTTTTGCTATTACTGGCACAGCAACCGAGGCAGGAACCTTAACTTTTGTTGTAGGCTCTAAAGTGGATTACGCGTTTGCTATTCCAGTGGCTTCTGGTGCAACTGGTGCATCATTGGGCGTGCTTTTGGAAACGGCTGTGCTAGCTAATCTTGAATGCCCTGTGACTGCTTCTGATACTACGGGTACAGTGACACTCACAGCGGATAATGACGGCACTGTTGGTAATAAAATCCCGTTGCAGCTTATTGGGTCGGTCGCGGGTATTTCGGTAACAACCACTGCAATGTCCAGTGGCGCGACTGATCCAACCCTAACGAGTGTTTTGGATGTTATCGGCGATGAACGATACCAGACTATCGTTTGGCCTTACTCTTCTGATGTGTCCACAGTTAAAACATTTTTAGATGCGCGATTTAACGTCACAAATGATGTTCAAGATGGTATCGCTGTTATCCCGATGGTTGATACTTATGCAAACCTAGTGGCTACTGCTGATGCGCTTAACAGTCAAAGCATTGTGCTTTTAGGTGACGAGGTACAAACAAGTACTAACCATAAGGGCGCATCTAAAGTGGAAATGGCACATATTAAGGCTGCACAGTTCGCCGCTGAGCGATCTTTGAGGCTAACGCAAGATGCTAACATTGCACAATTAGTCTTAACGTCTAACGGCGCTTTGGATTCTTTTGGCGGCCCTGCTTTAGCATCTAAACCTTACTTTAATACGCTGTTACCTAATTTACCTTTGACTGATACAGGCAAGGGGTTTGACCGCACAGAGTCGGAGGGTCTTTTGACTTCTGGCGTAACTGTTTTTGGCAATAACCGCGCTAATAACTCATCTATTATGGGTGAAGTGGTTACGACCTATAAAACCGATAGCGCTGGCAATCCAGATACATCATTTAAGTTTTTAAACTATGTTGATACGGCAAGCAATGCGCGTGAATATTTCTGGAATAACCTCAAGAAACGATTCGCTCAATCTCGACTTACTGAGGGTGACGTTATTAGAGGTCGTGATATTGCTAACGCGGCTACTATCGAAGCTTATCTAACTGATTTGTATGCCGATTTAGCTGGCCCTGATTACGTGTTATTACAAGCAGGTGAGGCAGCGCTACAGTTCTTCAACGAGAATATTTCAGTAACGCTTGATCTATCACTAGGTAAAGCGACTGTCACAATGATCGTTCCTATCGTTACGCAGTTACGAACCATTAACGTTTCAATGCAATTAGCATTCACTACAGAGGGTTAA